CGTGGTACGAGGCCGCTATATACTGGGACGGCATTGACAAGATCTCCGGTCAGTTCGTTGGACCAGATGGCGTTGTCGGTGGTGGCGGAACCGTCATCCCAGGTGCGAACCTGACGGCAGTCGGATTGAATCCAGGGTTCTTGTTCTCCGACGGTGTGGATGGCGCAGCTAAGACGCTGGACGTTGACTACGTTCTCTTCGGCGGAAGTCGCTAAAGGAGAAACGTCATGAGAACCATTGTACAGACGCGGCAACTCGCCGCCGCTGTCGCGAACGGCATAGCTCAAGATCAGCAACTCGGAGCGGCTGGGGATCTGGCTCTAAATGGATCACTCGTTGATGCAGACGGAGTCGCTCAGCTTGGATCGCAACGACAAGTAATACTTGAGTCGGGTGGTAACATCGCGACCGTGGTCTTTACGGTTACAGGTACAGACGATCAGGGACGTACGATCAGCGAAGATGTCACTGGTATTAACGGCAGTTCCGAAGTCACTGTGCTTAACTTTGCGACCGTGACGCAGATTGCTGCTAATGATGCGTTCGCGTCGGACGTTGAGGTTGGTACGACCGGAGTGGGAGCTTCTCAGGAAGTTCCGCTCGATCAGTACATCTCTCCGTTCAATGTAAGTCTGTTTCTAGGTATAATCGGCACGGTGGATGTCACCGTTCAGTTTACTGGAGACGACGTGTTCGGTGATGCTCCCGGACCTTTCAGTTGGTTAGATCATCCGAATCTTACCAACATCACTGCTGACGATGATGCAACATTCATATCTCCAGTCAGCGCCTGTAGACTGCTCACTAACTCTGGTGTGGGTACGGCAGTCCTGAGGATTCAGCAAGCCGGTCTCACCTGATGGCTGGCATAACAGGAAACGAGGTGACCGCAGCGACGGTCACCGCCTCTCCTGTGACTAGAGACAGGGTCACCGGACCTCCGGCTCCTCCGCCTGTCGTGGGGGACATCCTTCTCATTGACGACGGTGGCGATGCTTTGCTCATCGACGATGCCACTTCAGACAATCGACTCATAGAGGACTAGCGCATGGCTAATTCAACTATTCCCAATCTCGTTGCCGTCACAGTTCCTGCGGGGACAGATCTCCTTGGAGTTCGCCAGAGTGGCGATGCACGAGACAAGAAACTAACGGTTACACAACTTCTCTCCCTTGGAGGCGACGTATTCAAGGTAGGAACTCCGTCCGCTGGCTTATTCGGTGTATGGACTGGTGATGGAACAATTGAAGCCGTATCAGAGGTAACTCTCGGTGGTGGTGTTCTGGTCCTCAATCCTGGCACAGAGACTCGCGTGACCGGCGATCTAAGATTGCTTACTGGCTCCGGTCAGGCACCGATGCTCGTAGACGAATTGTCAACCGAAACAAATCCAACAATATGTCCAGCGTTTGCCGATCAGAACACAGGTCTAGGTTGGATTGGTGGCGATAGACTTTCGATAATTTCGGGTGGTGTGTCTGGACTGGTTCTAGCTGAACTAAATGGCGCAGTCATTCCTAGGTATGATACCGAACCAGCCATGACTGCATTCGCAGGCGGCGGACAAGTAAGCGCAGTACAACTTGATCACGGATACAATGTCGTAGCAACTGTTGCGACTACCGGCGATTCGGTAAAACTTCCAATAGGTATAGTTTTCTTACAAGGTTCTGTCGTTTACATCAAGAACGACGGCGTGAATGCTTGCGACGTATTTCCGGGATCAGGCGACAATCTTGGTGCCGGAGTAGATACAGCCATCTCGCTTGCAGCGGGAGCGTCAGTGGCATTCATCGGAAAAACTGCTGACTCAATTTGGACTCAACTGATCTTCGCGGCTGGAGGAGGCGGAGGAGACGTCACGAAAGTTGGCACTCCTGTCGATAATCAGATCGGTGTCTGGACAGGTGATGGCACCATCGAAGGCGACTCTGAATTCTTATGGGATGGAAGTGCGCTCACTGTAGGCTTCGTCAACGCTGGTCCGCAGTTGCTGAACGAGGTAGCTACAGATACCAATCCCACGATTGTTCCTACCCGAAATGATCCTGATACTGGTATAGGACATGATGCCGCAGATAGATTCGCACTCATAGCGGGTGGAGTTACCGTTGCGCACGTTCTGGAACAGACCGGGTCTCCGGCAATCGTCATTGACCCGAATGATGCTGGATCAGGTGCGCCCGAATTGGCTTTCGGCGCGGGCGCTGATACTGGCTGGCGTGAGTCTGCCAACGTACTGACTCTTATTCTTGGAGGAGCATCTAAGTGGGGCTGGGATGGCGATCTCTATGTATCAATAACTGCGACAGGCGCAGGTCTGTTGAACGAAGCGGCGTCTGCTACTAATCCGACATTCGTTCCGAATCGCAGCGACCTCGACTCAGGCATCGGGCAGAACGCAGTGGATCAAGTCTCGATCATCGCTGGTGGAGACGAGATAGCCAGAGCGGTAGAAGTTGTCGGAGCGAATCAGCTCATCCTATCTCCCGCAGGGATTCAAGATAACGCGGCAGCACCTTCGCTCGCGTTCGGTGACGGCGACTCTGGCTTTTACGAGTCATTCGAAGACACGATCAGATTAACACTCAGCGGAGTAGCTCGGTGGGTATTCACGGGAGATCGTTTTGTCGCACACACAGGAAACGGTCCTAGCCTACAGAACGAAGCGTCCCTTCACACTAATCCAACTTTGATTCCGGCTCTAGGTGATCCAAGCACAGGAATCGGTGGCGTTACTGGTGACATCTCGCTGATCGTAGGTAGCGTTGAAAAACTGCGCATCACCAGTTCAGTACACATATTCACGGGAGATTGGCAAGCGTCGATTACTGCTGGCCCTATCATAGTTGATGAGGCTGCGACCGGAACAAATCCGACACTGGTTCCACGCCGAGGTGATGAAGACACAGGAGTAGGTTCTCTCGGTCTCGATACGCTTTCACTCATCGCTGGTGGCGTTGAGATGCTACGTTTATCAGAAGGCACGACCGACCAAGTTCTCATCGGTCCGGCTGGCACTGCTGCGGCTCCTTCTTTTTCATTCGTAGTTGACCCGGATACTGGATTCTATTCTGCTGTCCCCGGCATTCTTGCGATATCAGTTGACGGCATAGGTAGATTTCGGTGGGTAGGTGATCAGTTTCGTGGAGCAACAGGCGGCAGTCCTTCGATACAGAATGAAGTGGCATCTGCAACAAATCCAACACTGCTGCCAACTCAGACTGATCTCGATACAGGGATAGGCTGGACAGCTACTGATCACTTATCACTCGTTGCTGGTGGTCTTGATTGTATAAACATAAGAGAGACAGCGAGCGCTCGACAAATAGGTTTCTATACGACTGCTCCAATTTCACTACAGACCGGAGTTGCTGTCACCGAAATTGCAATTCACGCGGCTCTGGTCGCACTTGGATTAATCACGGCATAGATGAGGAGAACATGATGGAAGGTTTCAAGAAAGGCGCGCAACCCGGAGCCGGAGTCGTAGGTCACGGTGAGGCGATGGGGTTCAGGAAGGGTGGACAGGTTAAGTCCTCTCCGCAGTTTCGTCAGACGACGAAGGGAATGGACGACATGGATCACGGTGTTCAGCCCGCGAGGAAGGGACGTAACGAACAGGAAGTTGAGGCTGGCGGAACGAAGCGCATGACGCCTGGATTCAAGGAAGGTGGATACGTCAAGTGCAAGAAGGGCGGAATGACTGCCTACAAGAAGGGAGGTAAGTATTACTTGATGAAGGGAGGCAAGATGCATCCGTATGCTGAGGGCGGAAGAGTCGCGTCCGCCGCGCACAAGACTCACTCCATGCCGAACAGAAGTCAGGGCGAAGGAGTTCAGCCTTCCGGTCGCGGCGCGAAGAACGTCGGTAAGGGTGGAAAGACTGGTCAGCATAAGGGGTATCGCGTCTCAAAATAGCGAAGGCTCGGGGCGGTCCGGTCAATGAGAAAACGGTTGACAGAAAGATCGACCGAGCCATGACTAATCACGAAAAGCGGGCTCGGCCGAGAGGACACGGACAGTACGGAATAAAGAGGCGTGGAGTAACATAGATGGCAACTTCAGGAACAGTAGGACAGACGGTCTTCGAAACTCAGAAGGTGATTGATCACGCCTTCCGCAGATGCAAGATTCCGCCTCAGGCCATCACGCCGGAGTACATCCAAACGGCGTTTGATCTGTTGTTCTTGAACCTGTCTGCGCTCGCGGGTTACGGAATTCCACTCTGGGTGATTGAGAAGGTCATCTTACCCATCTATCGCGGAGAGCGGTCGGTTCCGTTGCCAGTCGGAACGGTTGACGTGATGGACTTTAACATCAGAGACCTCAATCGTACGCTCGGTGATTCGAACTCTGCGAGCGAGGGAGACGCCGATGCTGCCTTCGACAGTGATCTTACGACCGCTTGTACGCAAGTAACTCCGGGAGGATTCATTCAGACGAACTTTGGATCCAGTAATGCGGTTCAGGTGGACAACTACGGCATCTTCTTCAACGCGACGGCGACCTGGGACATCACAATTCAGGGATCGCAGGACGGAATTACGTTCACGGACCTGTTTACGGACGCGGCAGTTGAAGCGGTCGCTGGAGATTGGATCTGGATAGATTTGGAGCAGCAAATTCCATTCCAATTCTTCAGATTGCAGGCAAACGGAACGACAGTGCTTGACGTTGCGGAGTTTTTCCTTGGAAATACGGCAAACGAGATCCCGATGCCGAAGATTAGCCTTGATTCGTACTCGAACTTGCCGGATAAGACGTTTTTGAGCCGTCCGACGGAGTATTGGTACGACAAACAGGCGGCAGCACAAGGTGGAAGGCAGATTGCGACGGTTTGGCCGCTCCCGGACACTGAATTCACATTCTTTCAGTACGTTCTGTACGTCAAGCGGCAGATTCAGGACGTCGGGACGATGGTTCAGGAAATTGAAGTGCCTCAACGATGGTATAAGTTCGTAATCGCGGATTTATCCATCGATGTTTGCATGGAAATCCCAGAAGCGGACATGAGCAGGCTTCCGATACTCAAGGAGGACTTGCTGAAGCAGGCGAAGGACGCGTGGACCGGAGAAGATGACGGTTCGCCGGTTCGTCTCACCCCAAGGATCTCGGTGTACACGAAATGAGCCTATTCATCGATCCCAGTGGGGAGTCAACCTTCGGTCTTGGCATTTGCGCAAGATGCAGTCGGAAGATGCCGCTCGATGATCTGTACAGCGATCCGAATGCGCCCGGACTGATGGTGTGCATCGAGGATCTGGATGATTATGATCCGTATCGTTTGGCCGCGCGACCAACTGAGGAGATTAATCTTCTGTATGTTCGACCAGATAGACCGCTGAATGATGTAATTCAGCCGGACTCTACGATGTTGTTGTTCTACCTCCGTGGAGTGAGCGAACCGAATACTTACAGAGTCACATCGTCCGGTCAGTTTAGAGAGATAGGACAGGCACCAGACGGCGGAATTCCGCCTTGGGAGTTATAGAATGGCAGGCATAAAGATTTCTGATCTACCTCCTAACACTCTTCCGCTCGTCGGAGATGAGCAGCTGGAGCTACAAAACGCGGATGGCGATAGCACGAGAGCGACGGTAGATGACGTCGCTGCTGCTGCTGCTGGTTTAGACGCGACGTTCGTCACTGTTACTGCGAACGCGCAACTGCCGAATGAACGGATACTGACTGAGGGAGCCGGTATCTCTATCGTAGATAACGGGGCTGGCAATTCAATCGTGGTTTCAGCAACGAGCGGAGGTCTCTCTGGACTTGGGGAGTGGAGATCTCGTACAGAGACGGTTAGTCCTCCTGCCAGTGGGCAGATAAGGTTCAACAATGCTGATCCCGAACTGGCAACTGAACTATACATTGCTGAGACGAATGATGGTGGCACCGATGTAGAAACTTTCCTCGCTCTGGCAGGTGTAGGTTCGCTCATCTATATACAGGAGAAGTCGGATTCTTCTAACTTTATTCTTGTTGAGGTTGCAACCAACGTTGACAGTGGAACTTTTAGAACAATCGGCATTGCCAACATAGTTCAGCAGGGATCACCGCTTTCTCAGAACACTCGCGTCATTCTTGTTATCAATGTCGTCGGAAGTGGAGCCGGAGATGTATTCAAAGTCGGCACTCCGGTCGATGATCAGATTGGTGTTTGGACCGGCGACGGTACGATTGAAGGCGACTCAGAATTCCTCTACGACGGTTTTAATGTATTCGTACCGAGTATCACTTTGGGTGGCGCTTCAGGCACTGTGTCCATCAGAGAGACGGTTGCCGATACTCTAGCGTGGAGGATGTCTGGATTTGATAAATGGCGAATGAATTCCGATGCCTTCTTTTCTGCAGCCAGCGATGGCGCGCAGATGAATTTCACAGGAGCAAGCCTCACAGATCCAACCCTGCTCCCCCGATCTGGTGATCTGGACACAGGAATTGGTTCAGCGTCCAACGACGATCTATCAATTATTGCCGGTGGACTTACAGCCATCAGAGTCAGCGAAGGACTTGGCGTCATAACGATGTTACTGGGAGGTGATACCGCAGGAACTGTCGCGAATGCGTTTGGCTTAATCAATGAAACCGCAAGCGCGACGAACCCTACGCTCCTTCCCAACAGGGCCGAGGATGACACTGGCATTGGACAGAACGCAAGCGGCGAAGTCTCCATCATCGGTGGCGGAGTTGAACTGGCAAGAGCGGTCGTCGCTGCTTCTGGTGGATTGCTGGCGAATAACTTGGCGACAGGTGCGGGTCTTGAACGTGTACTGACGACAGCCGACCTTTCTGGTGGTGGTGGAGACGTCTTCAAAGTTGGAACTCCTGTCGACAATCAGGTCGGCGTGTGGACAGGCGATGGCACTATCGAAGGTGATGTAAATTTCCTGTGGGATGGGACGATGCTCAGTATATTGAGTGCGGCTGGTGTTATAGGACTTGATTTCTTCTCAGATGGGGCTAGTGGTAACTTTCGTACTCAAGGATCAAATATATCACGATGGATTATGAGCGGATGGGCCGCAGGCGGACCCAACATATATCTGAACTCTACGGGCGGCACAAACGGTCTTAGTATCCATGCTGGAGCGGGTACGGGTCAGCATAATGTACATTTTTCAAACGCAGGTGGAGGCGCGGCACGGCTTGAAATAGGAGCAGATCCTTTTGATGGAACGAGCGGAGCATCAGTAGATTTTGGGCGAAGAACGGACACCCTTTCGGGCCTAGAACTTCGTCTGTTCCGAGGAGATGATTCAGTAATTGACGAAATTACTTTAGGAGGTACTCTTACAATTGCTCCTGGCATACACATTAAAGCCGGTATGCCGCTAGTTATCGACGCGCTCTCAGGCGGAGGCAAATTTGATTCTAGCCATGATAATGTAGATTTCAATACGGTCTTCACAACTACGACTGATTGGAATATCACAGGTTTGTCTGGTCGCATCCTACAGGGCGCGGAGACTCTGGCATTCGTGTCAGAGATAGGCGGAGGCATCACAATCGAAGATGAGGGTGTGCCTCTTGTCACGGTAGCAGACACTCTGGATTTTGTCGGCGCGGGCGTGACTGCAACCGGAGCCGGTGGCACCAAGACAATCACCATTCCCGGTGGTGGCGGAGGTGATGTAACGAAGGTCGGCACTCCGGTTGATAATCAAGTTGGCGTTTGGACTGGAGACGGTACTATCGAGGGGACTACAGGACTCACATACGATGGGTCCGTTCTTGAAGTTGCTGGGACAATACAAGTTTCAAATGCAGCCGGTTCTGCAATGCTGGACGAGGCTGCGACCAGCACTAATCCGACGTTGGTTCCGAATCGTGCCGATCCTGATACCGGCATCAGTGGTAATGGAGTTGATCAACTCTTTCTCGTTGCTGGTGCAGTTCAGATGCTCCGAGCCACGGAAGTTCCCGGCGCAAGACAAATCATCATCACTCCCGGCATCATAGATAACAATCCAGCACTTCCAGCACTGGCATTCGGTGATGGAGACACAGGTATATATGAAACCTTTGATGATACGTTATCTATAAGTTGTTTGGGTGCTGCCGTAGCAGAATTTAATACGAACTTCGTTATAAAAATGCATCAGGATGTCTTATCTAATAATGGAGTTGGACTTGCAAAGATAGCTGCGACCTCAACTATTCCAAATATACTTCCTAATGTTCAGGACGAAGATTCGGGTATAGGCTGGACTGCGGCCGACGCTCTATCAGTCATCGCTGGTGGCGTTGAAGGTCTTCGTCTCACAGAAGCTTCCAGTCGAATCATCCAGACCAATGCGAACCACGTTGGCTTGACTGCCAGTGTCACGCAGACTCAAGTCGGCGGACTTGCGCTGCTCAGTTCTTACAATGAGATTGCGACGGTCGCCAACTCCGGCGATGCGCTGACTGCGTTCGAAGTGGCGGAGGGTGCGCGTCTCGTCGTTGTCAACAACGGAGCCAATGATCTTCAACTCTTCCCGGCTTCCGGTGACGACATAGGAGCGGGGACTGACGCATCGATCACGATTGCCGCCGGAGCCATCGGCGTGTTCCTCGGTCGGACTGCCGCCATCTGGGACACACTCTACAATGCAATCTCCAGTCCCACTTCGGTTGAACTGCCTGAGTTCCAGTTCTTCGCGGACCAGCTTGAGAATCCTAACAACGCAGACTGGACGGTCAATGCGCTCGCGCCTGCATCGGCGGATAGCAACAACGCAGGACTGACGGTAAGACTGTTCGATGACACGGTAGAAGAAGGCGTCGGTTTCACTATCGAAGTTCCGTCAGGTGCCACGAACATTGTCTTCGATTTCGTGGCGCGAGCGGAGACTGCGCCCGGAGTTGTGAACACCGTCGGTCTTGACATATACAACAGAGGCATTCCGGACAACGCGGCAGTCCAGGCGTGGAGTGTGGCAACGGCGCTCACGGACATCGACATACCGACCAACGAGTTCTTCCAAGAGGACACGCAGTCCGTGGCTCTTGCGACTCTCGGCGTAACGGCAGGAGAGACCACTCAGTTTGAGTTGGTCCGCACACTCCCCGGAGGAGGAACAGATTTGACGGGCGACTGGGATTTACTGCTGATGAAAGTGAGCTTCACCTGATGGCTGTTCGTACTAATGACGTTGACGGATCAACCTTTTCGTTTCTGAATACAGCGGACCAGTTTACGCAAGATCCGTTCTCAGCGATGGTGTGGTTCAATCTTTATTCTGGTGACAGTAATCCACAAAACCGTACAATCATTACTGTGTGGGACAATCCCACCAGCAAGTCATGGTTCTTAAAGCCTGACACCGGAGGAGCGCTTACGCTACGTTCTGGGATGTCATTTGATGGTTCAGCGAGTGTCACGCTGGTAGCGACCGCAGGACTTCTTTCGCTCGATACATGGTTTCACGGAGGCATAGATTTTGATGGCACCGACCTGCACATCTGGTTGAATGGAGTATTAGAAGCAACATTAAATGATCCCGGTACAATATTTGATGATGCTGAGGACTTTGGAATCGGTGGCACTAGCGACGGTGGCAATACACAAGATGTTGATACGGCAGACGTGCGATATTACGACAGGATTTTATCAGCGGAGGAGTGGCTGACCATCTTCACTGCGCGAGGTCACGACGGAATTGTTGAGGGACTTTTACTCCGACCACTTTTGAATGACAGGGAGTCTGGCATTCTCGTGACTACGAAGAACCCCATTGACGCAGGACCATTGCAAATTGCTTACGCTGATGAAGACGGTGCGCCTGTCCCAGAGTATGTAGAAGATGGCGGATTCAGTTTTAGAAGGAGGGTATAGAAGTGGCATCAGTACTGAACAGAGCAACGAAGGAATTCCGAAGGTCGGCTCACACTCCGGACTTCAGTTCGGTGGAGTGGATCATCAATCCAAATTTGTCAGCGGTACAGGGTCAGCCGGTCAAGTATTGGCTCATCAATGGTGACGTCGTAACGCTGGCGAGTCCGGCGGAGCAGACTATCATCGACGATGCCCTCGCTGCTACGCGAGCCACAAAAGCTAAAGAGGAAGAGAAGAATCGGTTCGATAACGAACGACTTTTGAAAGCATTCGCGGAGTTAGTCCTGGATCAGTTCAACGAGTTACGCATAATCGAGGGACTGCCTGCTCTAACTTTCGCACAACTGCGGACGGCAATAAGAAACAAAATTGACGTCGGCGCAAACTAAGAGGAAGTACCATGGAACAGAGAAAAGTAGACATCACCCAAGAACAGATGAAGCAAGCGGCGACGGCGGGAGTTCAGTTGCTCAATACTCCGGGAGCGGTCAACGTACCGAGCCCGATGGCGATCAGCGGGGTGATGGGAGTTTTGAACTCCATGCTGACAGCCATCGCGAATGGAGAGGTCATTCTGATGAACGTCGCGCCGATGAAGGTGCCGGAAGGAGGCGGGAAGACTCCACCAGATGGCAACGGTGAGAAGAAGCCTGATCTGAAGAAGCCCGTTGAGACGGGGAAACAAGCGGAGAAGTAAGATGACGAAGGTCACGAAAGAAGTAATCAAGGAACGCGGACTTCGCATAGGGCTCAATCAGATTGTGACCTACGCAACTCTCGTTCCTATCTTCTGGTTCATCGTTCAGCCTCTTCTTGTGAACGCACTGGCTGAAGAGATGCAGGAGTCGATCAAGCAGACGGTACAGCAAGAGATCAAGCCGATCAACGCGGCTTTCGTGGCCCTTCTTCAAACTAATATCGCGAACACTCGACGGAAGATTGCGAGGTTGGAGTTCAAGCGTGATCAGCCACCGAATGGAGACTGGACATCGCAAGATGCTGAAGACATGGTGAACCTCCAACTGGAGTTGGCGAGTAGCGAGTCTGCGCTGACTGCTCTAACTACTACGAGTACGAGTTGATGGAACTTTTACTGAAACGATTCTCTGGTGCTGACGAGTCTACTCTCGGACTGGTCTTTGTTGAAGAAAGATTCTTCTGCTATTCCCTGGAAGATCAGTTCAATGAGCCCAAGATTCCAGGAGAGACTCGCATTCCTGCAGGACGGTATCAGATCATTCTTCGGAATGAAGGTGGCATGGTCACACGGTACAAGAAACGATTCAGTTGGCATAGCGGAATGCTCTGGCTCCAAAACGTCCCAGGGTTTCGGTTTATCTATCTTCACGTTGGCAATAAGGACGACGACTCTGAGGGGTGCATCCTTGTTGGTGATGGTCAGGTTCAGAATGTGACTGAGCGTGGTCAGGTGACCAGTTCAGTCGCAGGATACAGACGATTGTACGAAATTATCACTGAAGCATTGCTCAGTGAAGAAGTGTGGATCGAAATATTTGACGAAGATGAGGAGATAACATGAACACAATCATAGGCGCACTTATGGCGACCGTCATCGCTCTGTTGACAGCGGCTCTGGCCCTGCTGAGTGGACCGGATGTCACTTCTTTGGGTGACATCACTGGTCTTCAGTGGACCATCCTGCTCATCGGTGGCGCAATCACATTCGGTAAGGACTTCCAGGCGATATCAGCCCGACGTCTGGTAAACAAAGTCACAGGTTCGGGCGATGGAGGAGGTACAGTAGGATGAATCAAGTGTTCGTAATAACGCGTCAAGTTCAGGCGTTCTACTTACTCGCGATCATGTTGTTGCTGCAATCGTGCGCAGTGACAAGTGCGATGGCGGAAGCGGAGACGGTTGAACAGAGGGCGTTCGCGGCGTATGGCACGTTCGTGATCATTGAGGAGCAAGCTGCGAAGCTCGTTTCCAGCGGTCAGATTCCGAACAGTGCCGTTCGCGCAATAGGACGCGCGGATGCTCAAGTGAAGCCAGTGGCAGACTCCATGCTAGATGCGGCTCTGGAATTTACAGTGATCAGAGTGGAGTTTGAAGCTGGCGGAACGGGAGAGGAGAAGTTCGTGAGAACCATGAATGAGCTAAACGGATGGGTCGATCGAGTGATGCCTTTAATCGCTAACCTTATAACCGCAGTACGAGGAGCAGAAACATGAGTATACTTCAACTGATTCTCGTTTCGGTTCGCGGGTTATCTTTGTTGACTAACAATCCAGCGCTCGGTGGTGGATCCAGCTTGAAGTTGCAAGAGACATCGGAGTTTCTGTCTCTGCTCGGGGAATTGCTGGAGCGCGGTGACGAAGCGAACGAAGAACTGAAGGAGTTCGCGGAAGTGGTTGCGGCGATGGCTAAGGAAAGTAGAGCGCCGACGCCGACTGAGTGGCAAACATTGAGAGATCGCAGTGATGCGGCTCACGATGCAATCCAAGCGGCGGCGAAAGCGGCTGAGGAACCTGAGCCCGAGCCGGAACCTGAGCCGGACCCCGGTCCAGAACCTGACCCGACTCAGTAAGGAGCAAGACCGATGCCTACCGCAATGACATTTGATTCTCTGCAAGATGATCTTCGCGATTACCTAGAGCGAGGGACGTCAGTCGATCCGACTGTTTTCGATCAACTCCCCCGATTGATAAACCTAGCGGAGCGAGACCTTGCTCGCGCGCTCAAGATTCAAGGGTTTATAAATGTCGTCACCAGTACGATGGCCGCTGGAACGTCTGTTTACCAGAAGCCGGACCGCTGGAGAGATACGGTGAGCATCAACTTTGGCGTGGGAGCGGAGCAGGTGAGAACCCCTCTGTTCCCACGTTCTTACGAGTACTGTCGGATGTATTGGCCCGACGAAGACTTGAGGAACGAGCCGAGGTTCTACGCGGACTACAATTACTTCAACTTCTTGTTCAGTCCGACGCCGGATTTTGATTATCCGTGGGAGCTTCTATACTACGAACTTCCGGCGCTTCTGGACGACACGAATCAGACGAACTGGTCGTCGACGTATGCGCCGAACGCATTGCTCCACGCGGCGCTACTCCAGGCGACAAGGTTCTTGATGAACGACAAACGAATTCCAACGTGGCAGACTACGTACGACCGTGATCTGCAATTATTAAACGGTGAAGACATACAGAAGATTATAGATAGGTCTTCAACGAGAAGGGAGGCATAGCATGGGATACAATGACGTCTTCGGCGGCGGATCAATCAACCCCGCACAGAGAACATACTTAGAACTGACGATCAGCGCAGATGTTCAGCTACAGTGGCCGATTGAACAGCAGATCGGCGGCGACGATGTTGCGGTGGACATCATCGATGTCGATGCTACAGTCCCAGGACTCAATGTTGACTTTGATGATGCTCGTCAGGTGTCTACCGGATACACGACTCTATTCACTAACATCGGGGCTAACACCGTCACGATTAGAGATGCCGGAGGAGGTACGATCTTATCGCTGGATACTGGCGTATCGTTCTTCATCTACCTGACCGACAACAGTACCGAGGCCGGAGTGTGGAGAACGTTCCAACTTGGTTCGTTGATGACTGCGGCGAATGCAGCACTGCTCGCGGGAGCCGGTCTCAAGGCTATCAGTGCGACGCTGAACCAGACCATTCCGCCCACGATTGTGACGGTCACGCCGCTGGATATGACGGATGCGGACCGTGCGCAACTGAACATCTGGAACGCGGGCGTCGGTACGTTTAATCTGCCGAACCCTGGGACTGTCGGCTCTGACTGGTTCACGCACATAAGAAACGACGGATCCGGTGTGCTGACGGTGAATACTCCGGCTGGAGTTATTGACGACGGCGGAAGTTTGATGTTGAATCCGGGAGTGTCTGGTACATTCGTGACGGACGGAACGGATTGGTTCACGATTGGCCTGACATCATCCTTAGATACCGGGTTTGACTTCACCGAGATAGACGTCTCCGGTTCTGGCGACTTCGTGTTGTCCGGCGTCCAGCTTGATCGCGTGGCGTATCGGTTCATCGGATCGCTGACCGGCGATAGAAATATAATTGTTCCCAATACGATTCAAGAATATTGGGTGGACAACAGCACGACGGGAGCGTTCTCTCTATTTGTTCAGGTAGCAGGACAAGCGATTCCCGTCGATATTCCGCAGGACAACAGAGCGATTCTGTACTGCGACGGAAGCGAGGTACTGGACGCGGAGTCTAGCGTCGTTACTTTCCCCATCACCATCAGTCAGGGTGGAACGGGAGCCACGACTGCTTCTCTAGCGCGAACGAATCTTGGCGTTCCTCCACTCACGCGGCTCGTTGACACTGGAGTTGGACTGACGGGCGGAGGTGATCTTAGTAGCGACAGAACGCACGATCTTGACTACTCCGCTGTTCCAGTGGAAGTTATCGCGGCGGGAGACTTCGTAACGTTCCAGGATATTGACGATTCCGACGCTATAAAGAAGACGACATTATCTACTGTGGTCGGCAGTATTTCTCAACTCGTTGACAGTGCGAGCAACGTTCGGGTCACGGCTGAACTTCTCGGCATTGCGCAACTACGAAGCGACGGCAACGCAGACGCGGAAGTTCGCTTGCTCGAGTTCGCGCACTCAGACGGTACTCCGAGAGCGCTGATCGGTCAGCCCACTGCTTCACTCCCCCTTAGAATTGCGAACCTCATGGCGGGCGGAGCTATCGAACTCACTTCTGGGGCGGCATCCAGTGTCACTCTCAATCCTGCCGGTACACTGCGACTAATCGCTTCATCGTTAGCCGGTATCGTGGACGTATTCGCTGATGGCGCTACTGACACCGAGCAGCATCTTGTTCAACTCAAAGACTCTGGCGGGAATATCAAGGGCGACTGGGGTTGGACTGCTGCGGAAGCGAAACTGCATCTAGCTAATAACATCAACGGACAAGAATTTGAACTTAGGGGATTCGATTTTGGCGGCAGTCCTCGAACGTATCTCCTAGCTGATCCCGATGCTCTTACTATCTTACGAGCAGACACTGACCTCAGTCTTCAAGTTGCCAACGGCGAGATAGCCTTCTACGGTACAGCGAACGGCAAGTCAGCGATGTACTTCAACAATATTGAAACTACTCGCACGGTCGTCGCTGCGTCAGGTGGTCTTGAAGTTGACAATCAAGATACTGGCGTAGGATTCGAGCGAGTACTGACTACGGCAGATCTTGGAGGAGGCGGAGGTGCCGTCTTTACTGGATTCATACCAGCAAATGGAATTGGAGAAGTTGTGCCAGCCGGTTGGTCGGCGTCTAGAACTAGTCTGGGTGTTTACTCGGTAATCCACAATCTTGGTGTATCACCAACGACCGATCTTATTATCGTAGCGACGGCTATAGGAACTTCCACTGGTCCCGCCGGAATGATTATAGCCGTGGTATTAAATCGGAATACTAACAATTTTATAGTCCAGATTGGTAATCCAGACATGGGTATCGGCGGCGGCGGAGGCAATGTAGATCGTGACTGGATGTTTATAGCGGTTGATAATTCATAAGGAAATACGATGGCTAGAGTTATTGTAACGAGTGCTCACAATTTCGCGGCGATTGCTGATCTGGCAGGTTCGGCGTTGATAAATGTTGCGCACTACGAAATGACTAATGAACTCGAAGTGTCCAATGTTAGTCAGGCAGTTCTTGACGCGGCGTTCGCAGATTATACCGCGAACCAAGTGGCGAGAGATGCAGCATGGGCGCAGAAAGAAACAAACTTGAAGATTACGAGACAGCAAGCTGAGTTCGACGACCGCGAAGTTCTAAGAGCGTTCGCGAAACTGTTAGTGCAAGAGTTGAATACACTGCGCGCACTGCACAGTCTTCCTCCGCGAACGTTTGCTCAACTACGAACTGCAATCCGTAACGAGATAGCGAACCCATGACATCACCGATTAAAATTCACTCCGCTCCCGGCATCAAGCGGGACGGCACTGTTCTCGAGGGACAGAACTACATCGACGGAAAGTGGTGTCGGTTCCAGCGTGGACGTCCGCGAAAGATCGGCGGCTATCAGGCAGTGACCAGCACGGTCCCGGAAGTTGCGCGAGGAATGACCAGCTTGAGTGCGAACGGTCTTCGGTATCTGCACATCGGCGGCGCGAGCAACCTCACTCAGTACATCGTAACTGGAAGCGGCTCGCTCAGTGCGCAGAACGACAGAACTCCAGTGGGGTTCTCAGACCCGATGGCGCTCTGGCAGTTCGATCACTTCTTTGATGCAGTTGCCATCTTCACGGATGTGGTTGCGCACCCCGGTCACAATCTCCAAGACATCGACAGCACGGTGAATTCTAAGATCTATCTTGGTGAGGCAACAGATCCCGGTGTTCTGACAGATTCAACTCTCCCGGAAGTGAGTGGCGGCATAGTAACGATCGGTCCGTACCTGTTCAGCTTCGGCAACAACGGACGCATCGGCTGGTCAAACGTCAATGACCCCACGACGTTGGATGGAGAAGCGTTCATCACGCAACAGAAGGTCGTCTTCGGTATACCTCTTCGCGGCGCGGGTCAGGGTCCGGCTGCAATATTCTGGTCACTGGACGCGTTGATCCGCGCGACGTTCGTCGGTGGTCTAGTGGTCTGGCAGTTCGACACGCTCGCTAGTGACATCAGCATTCTTTCCAGTCAAGCGGTCATCGAGTACGACGGAACGTACTTCTGGCCGGGAGTGGATCGGTGGCTCATGTTCAACGGTGTCGTGCGCGATGTGCCGAATGACTTCAATGTCAACTTCTTCTACGACAACTTGAATTTCAGAGAGCGGCAGAAGGTGTTCGCTTTCAAGGTTCCCAGGTTCCACGAGATATGGTGGTGCTTTCCCAAGGACGGCGCGTCGGAGTGTAATCACGCGATCATCTTCAACGTGAAGGAGGGTTCTTGGTACGACACGGAACTGCCCGCTGAACGTGAACCGGGGAATGTTCCGGGCAGGACGGCGGGGATCTACGCGCGAGTGTACAATAAACCATTCTTGGTTGATGCGGATGATGTCGGCGCTCCCGGAACGGATGCCTTCACACTCTGGCAGCATGAGACTGGAGTGGATCAGATTGACGGCTCCAGCATTGTGGCGATAGAGTCGTTCTTTGAAACGGCGGAGATGGGGATGCCGGTCGATGAACAGCAACCGAGCAGCGCAGATTTGCGAGTGGCGAGAGTGGAGCCGGACTTCGTGCAGAAGAAAGACATGACGCTCAACGTGCGCGGGCGCATCAATTCGAAGGCTCCATTTGTGGAGGACGCCCCGAGAACATTTGAGGAAGTACCGACAGACCCGACAGACGAGACAATCAAACTGAAGACCATCAGGCGATTGATGAGTTTCAAGTTTACGTCCAACGTCGTCGGCGGTGATTACGAATTTGGTGAGACGTTGGCTCACTTAGAACCAACGGGCGAAAGAGTTGAGTCATGATCCTCAACCCGTACTACATGGATGTTCTGGAATGGACAGACAACATGAACCAGTTCTACGAGATTGGAACTGGCTCGGTGCAGAAATTGGAAGACCCGGAAAAATGGCAAGATTGGGCTATGAATTTGGTCGGCGATCCAGATGAAGTTGGGAGAGACGCTCCAGTTCCATACGACTTTGATGATTGGCGTGAGTGGGCGAGTTTATTTTTCTTGACCCAAGACTTGGTAGGATAGAATTATGACACGGAAGAAAACAGAGTATCAGCGCGGTAAAGACATAGCTGAGCAAATCGGCGCGGTCGCTCAAGTCCCCGGTGGATTGGAAATGCTGATGACGATAGCCGCTGAACAACTCGGCGGTCCGAAGGGCGGAAAGACCAAGAAGCTTCGTCTCTACAATATGGGAGGCGAGGTCAAGGCATACGCTCAGGGTGGTCTCGGTCAGATCATGGAGCAACAGCAAGGAACGATGGGAGATCAAGCGGAAGCGGTTCGCAGTGCTGGTCGTGGTGATGACGAGATGCTTCTGCACTTGGCTCCCGAAGAGTACGAGGCCATCACGTCGATGTGGGGCGAGCCGGACATCAATCCGAATACGGGGATCCCCGAGTACGGATTCCTGAGCAAGTTGTGGAAGGGGATCAAGAAGACCGTCAAGAAAATTGTCAAGAGTCCGCTCTTCAGTTTCATTGCGCCCATCGCGCTGAACATATTCGCTCCCGGTCTTGGATCGGCGCTCGGCGGTTTCCTAGGTGCGACCGGCAAAGCGGCGGCGACTATCGGCAACACTCTTCTTCGTACTGGCATCGGCGCACTCAGTGGAGGTAAGACTGGCGCAATCAGTGGAGCACTGAGTGGTCTCACCATGAGCGGCGTCGGCAGCGACATCGGCAAGAAACTCGGACTGAAGGGAGCGACTGCGAAGATAGCGGGTGACGCTCTGATGGGTGGAGCAGCCGGATCGGCGACTGGCGTCGGTTTCGGTGCTGGAGCTACTGGTCAGGCAATGTCATCACTGATGGGTAATCAGATGCAGAAGGTTGAGCAGAAAATTACGGACGTCGGAAAAGGTATGTTTGATCCACTGACAACGATAGGTATGGAAGATGTTGATGCAGTGCCTGGGATGGAAGGACTTGGAGGTTCAAAAACAGAAGATCCATTCGGGTACACTGGATACGGTCCCGGCGACGTCGGTCCTATTTCTGCTCCACAAGAAGGATACTATCTTGGTCCGGGTCAGAGTCCGGCCGGTCCGGGAACATCGGTGTTCGGAACTGCACTGCCAGAGGCAGATCCAAGTATGTGGGGTAAAGCTACTGGATGGATGAAGGAGCATCCGTGGTTGACGGCTGGCGGAGCGCTCGGAATTGCTGGGATGGCTGGCGCGTTCGGTAGTAAAGATGAAGGTCCGCCAGATTTTTCGGCTGACTTACCTCCGGGGTTCATGGACGACTTGGAAACTTTGCCGTACAGCAGACAGCAGATGTCGCCGGACAGCTATCTCGACTACGGACAGGTCGGAGCGGAACAGGAAGGAGAGTTCAGTTTCTTCAATCCCAATGCTATCCCATCTACGTCTCCAACTGCCGGAGGTCCGGGAGCAACTGGTGGAGGAGGTCCGGGTGGATACGCAGGCTATGGCGGAAATGTGAGGAGAGCAACTCTTCAAGCGCAAGGATGGACGTTCGATCCGTCTACGAACATGATGCACCCTCCTCCGGGGTACAATACCAGTCCAGTTCCGGCGGCACTCGGCGGTCTGATACAGAAGTATCAAGTTGGCGGACACGTGCGAGGACCTGGAACTGGTCGCAGCGATGACATTCCGGCAGTGCTGAGTGATGGAGAGTACGTGATAGACAGCGAGTCAGTTGCACTGCTCGGCGACGGAAGCACGGATGCCGGAGCGCGGCGACTCGACGAGATGAGAAGTAACTTGCGGAAGCACAAGAGCAAGAAACTTGCGAAGGGTGGATTCAGCGACGCAGCCAAGAAGCCGGAACGCTACATGCAGGAGGGTGGATACGTTCCGCCGAGGGCGAACCCCTACAAGAAGGGGACTGCTCGCTACAGATTGTGGGAGAAGAAGTTCGGCGACTACTGGGAAAAGCAAGAGAAGAAGAAGCCGAAGAAGGAAGAGGAGACGTTGGGTGTTCTCGCCAGACTTAAGAGCAAGTCCGTCGACGAACTGGAGAGGCTGAAGGAAGCTAAGGGCGGAGCAATCACGTCCAAGCCTGCATTCAAGGAGTTGAGAAGGCTCGCCAATAAACTGGAAACGGCGATCACCACTGGCAATAAGAAACGTGTCAGGGAGATTACTGCGCAGTTAGATTCCATGGACCCAGAGTTCAAGCTCGCTCGTGGCGGTCTGGTAACTAAGAAATACATACGAAGAGGGTAAGGAAATGCCAGTTAACGATTTTCTATTTGAGGGAAGACCACCACCGTCAGTTACGACTTACGGACAGACCGTCGAGTCGATGCCGAAGTGGCTGTCCGATTACACGCAAGGACTAATCAAGCGAGCGAATGTAATAGCGGCGGAACCGTATCAAGCATACGAAGGTCCTCGCATAGCGGGATTCTCGGAAGACGAAGAGCAGGGATTTGATATAGCGAGAGGAACTGTCGGCGCGTATCAACCCTATCTTGAACAGGCAGGATCGACGCTAGGAGGCGGACTAAGTCAAGCGCAAGGAATGCTCGGCGAAGGAACCAGAGGATTTCCTGGCGCAGTCGGGGAGTACATGGACCCGTTCATAGGTCACGTGCTGGACAGACAGTCGCAGCTTGCGAACAGACAGTTCACGGAACAGACACTGCCTGAATTGCAAGGCGCGTTCACTCGTGCCGGTCACTTCGGTAGTGATCGCATGATGGAGATGGGAGAGCGAGCGGGAAGGGACTTCGGTGAGAACCTGACCGCTCAGCAACTCGCGACTCTGTCTACGGGATACGGTCAAGCCGGTGAACTTTACGGAGCGGATGCCGCTCGTAATATTCAAGCCGCTGGCGTTGCTGGTGAACTCGGTGTCGAAGGTGCGAGAGGATACGGAGCGCTCGGTGAGATGGCAACACGAATGGGATACGGTGACGCCGCTGCAATGGAGGCAATCGGCAGACAGCAACGCGGCATGGATCAGGGCAGTTTGGATCTTGCTTATCAGGATTTCTTGCGTCAGCAGAATTATCCCAGAGAGACCATCGACTGGATGGGTGCAACGGTGAGAGGACTGCCGTATGATTCCAGGAGAAACGTCACTGAGTACGGACCGATGCCGCAACTTCAGTATCAGCCGTCCGGCGCTTCTCAACTCGGGTCGTTGCTCACTACGGGAGCAGGGGTATATGAAACGATGTTCGGATCGGAGGGTGGACTCGCGCAGTATGCGAAGGGAGGCTTCGCAAAGAAAGAAGCTGAGCCAGCTTATTGGAAACCTCAAAAAGGATGGGGAGAAGTGTAATGTCGATGCCTGAAGATGAATTAGTAGAAGCATTACAGACTGCTCTCGGCGGAGGTCCTTCATCTCCAGAAGGATTGGACTACGCTCGTCGTGTTCTTAGTATGGACGCGCCGACGTTAGACGTTAGCAGTATGGAAGGTCTCCGCGAACAAGAAACCGAAGTGATGGGCGCACTTCGCAAAGCGCAAGAACGCCTCCAACAGATGAAGGGTCCTACTCGGGCTGAGAAATTGTTAGCGATAGGTGCCGGACTCGGTGCGCCGACGAGGACTGGAGCAATCGGCGAGACGGCTGCGGCAGTTTCGCGCAACCTCGCCCCACTTGCCGCAGAACAGAGAGCGTTCGAAGGAGAACAAGCGGCAGGAATGAGTCAGTTGGATCTTGCGATGGCGAAGGCGAAGGGTCCGGTGAGTCAAGCAGAAATGGACATCGCTAAGTTACAGTACGAGCAGGAGTGGAAGGAAAGAATCCAGGCGATGAAGACCGTTGCTCGCGGCTCCGGAAGGGGGATGAAGAATAGAGAGGCAAGCATCCAAGACCTTATTACTGGCTGGAACTACAGCAGACCCGACGCGGCTGCTCTGGTAGATGGCTTCGTTGATGTTGAAATTGTGCCGCAGACTGGAAGAGCGCGTCTAATCAACAAGATTGATAAGTCTGTTATTGAGGTTCCCATCGGTTCGCTTGAGGGGTATTTCAACAACGCGCCGGATGACTACGAACCTCCGCCTGAGGGAACTACTGTACCGGGGGAGAAGGATCTCAGGACGAAGGAAGAACAGGAGGCTGATTTATACGCGTCCAATATGTTCAAAGAAGGTCGGTCGATGTGGGACATGGCGTTGATCGGAACTGGTCCGTGGTCAGCGGGATTGGCTGGCATTTCATTCGTTTCCAGTTTATTCGGTGGTGAGGTGGCGACCGAAACGCTGATCGCACGTCAGGGGTTGGTCATGCGAACGAAGGACTTGGTCGGTACGTTGATCGCGAACGACAGTGGTCGCATGTCCATGCCGCTGATCATAATGACGCTGGAGGAAGTATCGACTTCTCCAGAAATAATAGACACTGGTCCTCACATGCAGGCAAGAATGATTGAACTCGATGGATTCCTGTATCGTCAATACCTGAACGCCAGAGAAGATGCAGACAATCCTAATCTCGGTGAGAAGTTGCGGATTAAACAGCAAGCGAACGCCCGAGCATTCGGCACGTTCTTGCGTGATCTTAATGTTCCGGCAGACCG